GATGTTTTAATTCACGAATGCTATGTAAGAATGGATGTAGATGGTGATGGTAAAGCAGAGTTATTAAAAATCACTGTTGCAGGTGATGGTAAGAAATTTCTTGATATGGAAGAAATAGATACAATGCCTTTTATATCTATGACTCCAGTTATCATGCCACACAGATTCTATGGAAGAAGTGTAGCTGAATTAGTAGAAGATATACAATTAATAAAATCAACTGTAATGCGACAGATGTTAGACAATATGTATCTAACAAATAATAATAGAGTTGCAGTACAAGATGGACAAGTGTCTATGGATGATCTCTTAACGAATCGTCCTGGAGGAATCGTGAGAACGAAACAACCTCCTCAAAATGTAATGATGCCTATTCAGGCTCAACCCATTACAGAACAGGCAAGTGGTATGTTAGCTTATTTAGATTCTGTTAAAGAAACTAGAACAGGCGTAACAAAACAATCACAAGGGCTAGATTCAAATGCACTAAGCAGTACAGCAACTGGTCAAAACCAAAGTCTAACACAATCGCAAATGAGAATGGAGTTAATCGCCAGAATTTTTGCTGAGACTGGTGTGAAAGATTTAGCCTTAAAGATGTTTGAGCTTACTTGCAAGTATCAGAATAAAGAACAAATAGTAAGAATCAGAGGAAAGTATATTCCTATGAGACCTTACGAATGGAAAGACAGAGTTAATATTACAGTACAAGTAGGATTAGGTACTGGATCAAAAGAACAGCAGTTAATATTGATGAATGCTATATTAGAAAGACAAATGTCAGCAATCAATCTACAACAGAATGTTCATGGCCCAATGGTTAATCTAAGAAATATTTACAACTCTTTGAAAAAATTAGTTGAAAATGCAGGTCTAAATAGTATAGAACCATACTTCATGGATCCAGAAGTGGGAGCAGCACAAATGCCACCTATTCCTCCTAAGCCACCTACTGAATTTGAGAAGGTGACGTTAGCCCAAGTACAAGGTGAAAACCAACGTGCACAATTAAAGGCAGAAACGGAAGCTAAAGGATTAGAAGGCAAAATGAGACAAGCACTTCTAGACTATGAACTAGCCATCAAAGAAATGGAATTGAAATACAATACCAAAATTGATGAACTAGAACTTAAACGAAGATCCATGTTAGAACAAACTGATCTACAAAAATCAGGAGATCTAATGGGGCAAATAGTGAGAGGACAGAAGCAATTCTTTAATGATGGACAAGGAAATACTAATAAGGGAGGGCAAGAGAGCCCAGCAGCTGCTGGACGATCCCCTTCTAAAGAAAGCATTTGAAGATCTTTCTGAAATTTACAGACTAGAGATCTTTAACACAAGTTTCGCAGACGATGATACTCGTAGAAACCTTTGGGTAGCCTTTAATATGGTGGATAAAATCAAAGGACATTTACTAAGTGTTATGTCAAGTGGAAGGCTAGCTCAAGCAGATATAGAGCAATTAAACAAACGAAGTTAATCTAACGAAACTTCAATTTCGTCAACCAATGGAAGGAACGATACAATGGCAGATCCAATACAAGGTGCAGCAGAAAAAATTTCAGGAATACTGAATCCTACAAAGGACACTCAAGTACCAGAAACTAAAGCAGAACCTTCAGAGTCAATTCCTGAGACACAGGAAGTTCAAGAGAGTCAATCAGAGTCGAACGAAACTCCAGTAGAACAGACAACTGAGAATACTGAGACTGAAGAAGAAACTACAACAGAATTAGAGACACCAGAACTCCACCGAGTAAAAGTAAGTGGTCAAGAGTTAGAGGTGAGCCTCGATGAGCTGAAAGCAGGATATTCTAGAGACTCGGATTATAGACAAAAAACTCATACTTTAGGGATGGAAAAGAGAGATCTTGAAACTCAAAAGAATAGTTTGCGTCAAAATTACGACACTCGTTTATCAGAACTAAACGATTTAATTTCGACAGCTGATCAATTTGTGAAAAACAAACAAGGTGGACAAGACCTTGCTAAACTTTACCAAGAAGATCCTACAGAAGCTTCAAGACTTGACTTTGAATTAAGACAAGAAAGTAGCAGAATAGAATCTTTAAAGTCTAAAGCAAGAGAAGTTCAATCTCAACAATATGAGAGTTACCTTCAAACACAAAAAGAATTAGCTGCAACAAAAATACCAGAGTTTAGCGATCCTAATAAAGCTGATAATTTTAAACTTAGTATGCGTAATACGTTACGAGACTATGGTTTTAATGATCAAGAAATAGGAAGCCTTGCAGACCATAGATTTTTAATGGTTGCAAAAGACGCTATGAGTTTTAAATCTAGAACAGATAAAAGACCTATAGCTTCTAAGAAGGTAGCAAATGCTCCCAAGGTTTTAAAAGCTGGTGTTGCTAAATCGGATGTTAGTTCAGGTAGAGAGCAAGTAAGAAATAAAATCAATACGCTAAGAAAGTCTGGTCACATTAAAGATGCCCAGTCTGCCATAGCTGATATGATTAATCTTAAATCTCAACAAAGGAAATAAACAATGGCACAACCAACTAATACGTTTGACACGTATGATTCAGTAGGCGAAAGAGAAGATCTTTCTGACGTTATCTACTCAATCTCACCAACAGATACACCATTTTTAAGTTCTGCTGCTAAAACACAAGCAACTGCAGTAGTTCACGAATGGCAAACAGACGCACTTGAAGCAGCAGTAACTAACAATGCTGTTATTGAAGGTGACGAAGCAACTTTAGACGCATCAACTGCAACAGTTAGACTTTCTAACAGTGCACAAATTATGGATAAAACTGTAGTTATCACTGGAACTCAAGAGTCTGTAGATAAAGCAGGTAGAGCATCTGAAATCGCTTACCAAATAGCTAAAAAAGCTAAAGAACTAAAAAGAGACATGGAAGCTACTATTACTGGCAACATTGCTGAAGAAACTGGTGATGCAACAACAGCAAGAAAAATGGGAACTCTTGGAGCTTGGGTTATCAGTAATGATGATAAAGCAGGTGATGGTACAACAGGAACTGGTCTTGGAAACACTGCTAGAACTGATGGAACTCAAAGAGCTTTCACTGAAGCATCTCTTAAAGCAGTAATCAAATCAGTATGGAATGCTGGTGGAGACCCATCTATGATTATGTGTGGGCCTTTCAACAAGCAAAAATTATCAGGATTTACTGGTAATTCTACTAGATTTGACGCTGGTGCAGATGCAACTTTATACACTTCAGTAGACGTGTACGCATCTGACTTTGGTCAACTTCAAGTAGTACCTAATAGATTCTCTAGAGATAGAGACGCTTATGTACTTGATATGGAATATTTCGGTATTGCATTCTTAAGAGACTTTTCTATGCATGAACTAGCAAAAACTGGTGACTCAGAAAAAAGACAACTTCTTGTAGAAGCAACTCTTGAATCTAGAAACGAAGCAGCTTCAGGTTTAGTTGCTGACTTAACTACTTCATAATAAAACACATCTATAGGGGAGTAACCTAATACTACTCCCCTATTATTTAATTAAACATTGAAGATCAGAGATAGGTTATGATCGGAACAATAGGATAATAAAATGAGAACATTAAACGACTACTTTATAACATCAGCAATACCTGACGTATCATCAGCATCTTCAACTTTTGTTGTTGTGCCAGACTCAGGTAGAATTATTAAAATTTTTGCACATAACAAAGTAACTACTACAGGAACAGCAGAGATTACTTTTGAAATAGATGGTGTAGCTTGTACTACTGGAGCTATTAGTCATATAGCTGCAAGTTCTGCTGGAAAACAATATACTGCAGAACCCTCAGGTTTAAACGAAGTAAACGAAGGATCAGTAATTGAAGCTATCACAGATGGTGGCTCAACAAATGCTTCTAAAATGGAACTTACTTTCGTTATAAGAAGATAATTAATTATGGGGGTGGCAACATCCCCAAACAAAAGGAAAATAAAATGCATATAGCAATGAGACCTATTACAACTCAAAAATTATCATCTAGTGGTACATCAAGTGCAACAGATGCATTTGGAGATAATATAGAATATGTTAGAATAGTAGCAGACGCAGATTGTCATATAGAATTTGGAATAGCTCCAACAGCAACTTCAAGTAAAATTTTTTTACCTGCAAAAGATATAGAATATTTTAAAGTATCTGGTGGAGAAAAAGTAGCAGCAATTGGAACAGCAAATTTATATGTAACAGAACTAACTGAATAATTATGGCTAGAGTAAGATCAATAGAATATGATGCAGGTGTAAAGACTAAATACATCCAAGAGTCTAATGGTCAATTGACTATTAATAATTCTCAAGATGTAAACCCTTTGTTAAAAAGAAACAAAGCTCTTTACAATCATGACAGAGGTTATATCTCAGGTGCTAAAGAAATGAAAAGAGTGGCAAGTATTCCACCTTTAATACTTTCAATATGGGCTAAAGAATATAACGGAACTAACAACTGGTTTCAATTACCTAAAGACATTCAAAGAAAAATAATGAGAACTAAACTTAATAGTAGTGAGTTTAGATATTTTAGAACAGCTGAAGGAAATTTATAATGGCATTAACAACATATTCAGGACTAAAAGCATCTATAGCAGATTGGCTTAATAGATCTGACTTAACAAATCAAATTGACGATTTCATTGGATTAGCTGAAGCTGATTTCAATGCTAAGTTAAGAATAAGACAAATGGAACAGATTGATGCTATTACAATAGACTCAGAAACTGAAACAGTTCCTACTGGTTTTATTGGAGTAAGATCATTTTATATATTGTCTGCTGCTACTAAGTACGCATTAAAATATATTACACCTCATAATATGTTTGAAATTAAGGCAGGATCTACAACTGCAAGACCAAGAGTTTATACAATTCAAAGTGATGACGCAGCAGAATCTTTAAGATTTGGCCCTGCACCAGACACAGCTTATACTGGTTACTTATCATATTATAAAAGATTTACAGCATTAAGCGATACAGCTACATCTAATTACATATTAACTAATCACCCTGGAATATATTTGTATGGTTCTTTATACCATGCAGCTAACTTCTTAGGTGGTATAGATCCTAACCAAGTTCAACAATGGTTACAAATGTATATCGCAGCTATGGAAAGATGCGAAAATAACGACAAACAAGATTCATATGGTGGAGC